CCGAACCTGTAAACCAAGATATCCGCATCGACGAGAGCCTTCATTACAGAGCTATCTCATCATCTAGTTCGTCTTCAGTAGCACCTTCTGCGTTGTAAACAACGAGGTCGGTGATCGTGATTTTAACTAGAGATGGGGAGATGCCCTTCTTAGCTTGCCACTTCCATTCGTAAGGCTTAATCAAAGCTGTTGCTTTGGAACCGTTACCTACAGCTTCTTTGATTTCTTTACCAGACTTATCAAATGGAATGATTTCATAGTTACTCTTAGCGGTCAAGAACCAACCTTTTTCTGGTTTGTCAGGACGCTGACGAGGACTAAGACCTGCTTGCTCTAAAGCACTAACGGCTTCTTTGCTAAGATTGCAGAGGTCCACTTGAAACTTACCGGACATCTCTGATTTCTTGTTGAAGAAAGCCCACTGAACTTCGGCTTCTAACTTGATTGGTTTTTCTAAATTACTCATATTAACAACTCCTTTAATATACTGCGTTGAATTAAACTGCTCTTTAATACTACTGCACTGTACTACTAAACTGGTTAAATACATCTAAACCATCCAATGTACCACTGTCAACTGCTTCAAAAGCATCTGCTAGTAGTTCCATTGTTTCTTCGATACTAACTGAAGTCCCGATAGAGTAAGTATTATCTTCAAACAGATTGATAATTACTTGCCCAATAACCTTTAAATCTTCTTTATTTTCCATCAATGAGTCTCTTTCCAGTTATTACCAACTTTATACTCGCCCGTTAATGGACACCGCATAGTAAGGATTTTACCAGCTTCTTCGATACTTTCAACCCCTAATTTACCAACTTTTTCAGCATCATCTTCTTTACACTCAATCTGCCACTCATCGTGAACATTTGCTTTGAACTCATGCCATATGTTAGCTTTCACTAACTTCTTATAAAGAACCACAACTGCTTGTTTCATTACGATTGCACCAGCACCTTGAAGCAATGTATTGACTGCGCTATGTTCTGACCGCACGAGTAACTGTCTTCCATCAAGACCCGGCAGTTTGCCTTTCTTAGCGTAGAGGCGACCAACTTTCTCCCGTAGCTTTGCAAGTTTGGGGGTGTTGCGTAAAAAAGAATCAATAAGTTTTTGTCCTTCTTTCGCTGAACCACCAACAATCTTCCCGATTTTGGCACTTCCTGCACCATATAAGAAGGCATATATAAATGTCTTCGCTTGGTTCCTCGTTTCAAGCCCAGCAGCTTTTTGATTGGCTGTGTGAATGTCGCCTGATATAACTTCATTTGTATACGCATCGTCGTTCATATAGTGAGCCAGCATCCGAAGCTCCAAACCTGAAGCATCAATACCAACTAACTTATTTCCTTTCTCAACTATCCATAACTCCCGACATTCAGGACCGTATATCGCACCACTGTTAGGTATCTGAGCCATGTTAGGACTCATGTGCGTCATACGACCTGTGACGGCTCCGTTTGTAATTACCCTACCATGTACCTTACCATCGTCTTTGACAGCCTCTAGCCACGATTCTACCTGTCCTATACGCTTTTGCAGCATTAGGTACTCTGCGATGGCTTTCGCTTCGGGGATGTCGCTGCCTTCGAGCGTGGTTTCGTCGACAATGACGCTGCCTTTCTCGGTGTGCTTCGTGGGTTTCCAACCCTTTTCTTGAAGTCTTTCTGCAATTTGCTTTCGACTGCCGGGGTTGAAGGGGGTGACGATGTCGTTAAGCGGTTTACCCAGCTTACTAATGCGATTAGACTCGACTCTTGCAGGGAAAATACTTTGCATCTCAGTTTGAATAGAATCCAGCTTATTTTTAAGTTCAGATAATAGCTGGAGAGCATCGACTTGATTGAGTCTAAAACCTGCCTTTTCTTGCTTAGTAATGATTGCTTGGACTTCATGTTCTAACTCCTGTGATTGTAAAGAAAACTCTTCTGATTGTAAAGTTGTTACTAGGTGATTGTAAAGTTTTGCTGTCACTAATGTATCTTGAATACAATAATCTTCCATCTCCTGAGACCAACCAGCATCCCAGTCACAGAAGTCTCCTTTAGGATAGCCTAGACGCTGTCCCCACGCATCAAGGCTGTGTCCGCCTTCGAGACTTGGGTTGAGCAGTCTGCTTAGGACGAGCGTGTCGCACACTTGGCTCAACTTCATCGTAACTTTCCAAGTCTCTTTCAGTACTTGGGAGTCGAAGTTGATTCCGTTGTGCATGATAATCAAATCGCAACTTGCCAAATACTCTTGTAATCCACTTGCTTGCTTCCATACTTTTACCTCGTTTGTTTCAATGTTGCGAGTCACACACATCCAAATCGTGTCGTGTCTACTGCTTGTTTCGATGTCAAGGACTATTTTCATGTAGTTATCTTACCAGATGTTCATACTGTTTTGCAACAAAAATAAGATTAGCACCGCAACGAATCAGTGAAAAGTAGTTATTTTCAGCTAATAGGCTGCTGACGGCATCGGCATAATTAACCTTGTCGCTACCGCCTACTTCAACACAAACCACCTTAAACGGATATCTTTCAAAGTCAATAGACTTCAGGATATCGTAGTCAAGACCTTCCACATCAATCGTCAAGAAGTCAGGAATAGCCTTGTTCTGCAATATCTGAGCGACTGTCATCACAGGTAATTCTTTAACTTCATGGATACTAAACTCAGGATAGTCTGCTACAAAAGTAGCAACAGTTTCGTAGTCAAACGAGTTACGACCAGAATATTCATCAATCATGTAAAACTTCATAAACCCTGATTCTTTACCAACACCAAAGTTTAAGTTAACATCCTCCGGTCTATCAACCATAAACTGTTGGAAGAGATTAGGATTAGCTTCAACATTGATCCCACGAGAACCAGCATCGTAGAACAGTTTAGTGTTGCTAATGTTGGTAGGGTGATGTGCTCCGATGTCTAGGAAAGTAGGATTATCAATTCCCAAATTGTCAAAAACAGCACGAATAACAATATCGTCTCCATGTTGTGCATGAGTTACTCCTCCAAAGCGTTGGTCAAGCTGCGTCATTTAGTAATCTTTCTAATACTGCTAGTTTTTCCTCATCAGTCATTACATACCATGTACTTATTTCTTTTTTAGTACGACCACAATCATTACATTGCATGATTGTAATGTCGTAAGTACATTTACCGATACACGTTGATTTTACAACTGATTGATTACGTTCATTCTCTGCTAGTGCTTCATAAACTTCTTGGTCGTATTTCATATCTGTTTTCCATTTCCATAAGTTATTCCAGTTAGGTAGGTGTAGTGGAGGACACTTCCACACCATTAAGAATTCCTCCAGTACCTATCTTTAGGGTTATCCAGCATAGATTGTACTAACTCATCGACTGACCTGAACCACTGGTCCACACGCATACCTTCTTTAGTAGTTATAGTAAAACTCATTTCTCTTGTGCCTGGTGTTGTAACGCTGCTACTTCATCATTCAATAGCTTTAAGTATTTAATCGCTTCGTGAATCAGCACATTCTCTTTATAAGCGTGTGGGTTGCCGTAGCGTTGGTCTAACTTCTCAATCAATTCTTTCACATCCATTTTGAAATCTCCATAATGATAAATGTTAATACACCAAAAGCATACAATGCAGTCGCTACACCTTCAACAAGCACTAGCGGTGCATCATCTTGAACATAGCCGGCAGCAGTCCAGAGACCGCTACCAATCAATCCAAACAAGATATTGAGTGGATAGACATTAAAGCTGGTCAACGCAATACCGATAAGACATAAGATAGTTCCATACCACTTTAAACTAGAAAGAGTCATATTCAAATCCTCCAGCAAGCTCAACCTCCATATCACCTAAGTCTTCTTCTTTGATATCTGTAGGTGTTAGGTTCTCTGCCATGATGTGGCAATCTTCTTCAGTATTGCCGTAGCAAGTAACATAATAAGTCTTAGTTACTTTAAATGTTGCTGTCAATCCTCTTGGTTCGCTTCTCATTTCTTTCTCCATTCATCAATGATTGTATCTAGTTTACTACCTTCCAACCACTCGAACTGCTCCATCCGATTATCACAGTTTACTACGATGGGTGCTACTACTTCAAAGTCTACATTCCAGGCACAGTCACGAAGCCACTTGTAACGCTCAGCATCAGCCCATATTTCTTTATTGTCTTGAATCTTACTGAAGACATTGGTATTGATGTTACGCAGCCTGTCAATCTCATTGCATAGCTCAGTGATGTATCGACGAGTGACATGGTACTCATCTTTCTCAGCGTAGCGTCTTGCTTGTTTAACTAGGTCTTCGTTCATAGTGTGTCCTTAATTTCCATCATTCGTCCAGTGTTAGGATTGTATAACAAATCACTAGCACTACCTGTGTAACCGCTAAACCTGTTTTTTAATACTCTAACATGAGTTGTGTTTCTTTCAATCATGTCTACTGCCTGTCCATTACGCTCTAATCCTATCACGATGTCAGATAACTGAGCAATTGAACCTGATCCACGCAGTTGAGCCAATGAAGTTGACGCACCTTCCTCGTGACCTTTGCTATCTGGACGCTTGAGGTGACTAACGCAGATGAGACTGATACCTGTCTCCTGGACTAGCATACGCAAGCGTGTCATGATAGCATCAAGAGCTTTGCGTTCATCGCCCACATCGCCACCACTAACGATAATAGATATGTGGTCAAGAACAACAAACCCACAGTTGAGTCCTTTAGCCATATATCGAACTCGATTGACAATATTATCAAGAGAGCTACTACCGAAATGGTCAAACAGATACAACCGATTAGTACCAAGAGTGACATCAAAAGCAT